TTTGACTTAAAACCTTTAAAGAAAACGTTCTTGGCCTGCTGAGCGTTAATAGCTACGTTGATGATGTCAATAGCATCGCCAGACGGCTTGCCGAAGTATCTAGCTGGGTCTTTAAGACACAACAGCTTGTAAACAATGTAGCTGCAGGCTACAGTGGATGTAAAGTCTTTACCGCTACCCTTACCCAGTTGCAGGATGACTTCATTCTTAGTATACTTTTTGTAATACCTAGAGCCCTCTTCGAACCCCATAAGGTCTTCAAGGTCTTCTTTCCTGTATATCTGGCTCATGGCCTCTACGATATCGTACTGAACATCGGATAGCGGAGGCTGGGCTAGGTAATCTTCACCCTCTACAAAAGTCTTAGCATCTACAGGAATCTCTGCAAAGACATCGGACTTAAGTGCATCTAGAAAATCATCAAACATTATTCACCGTTTACGACTGTAATCGTCTCTCCTGGCTTAGTGATTTGAGAAAGCCTTCTCATTATCTGGTCCCTAACTTCTGGATGGGTAGCTGCAATCTCTTTAAGAATCAAGATGAGGACTTGCTGCTTATCCTCAATAGCTAGCATTTCTTCTGCTAGCTCCTTGTTTTCTAGAAGACCAGCTTTCTGAAGCATATCAATCCTTGTTCTCTCAAGATCCATTACAAGCTTGATGCCTGTGCTTTTAGATCTTAGGTCTGAAGCCATGGTTGCTTCGTCAATTACTTCGTATGCCTTTTGGATTAGCTTGCTGTAGTGAGTGTCTGCACCCACCAGAGCTTCTTTGGCCCGTGCACGAATAGCTGCATTATCTGAAGCCATTGCTCGCCATTCATTAATGTAGGCAACCACTTTTTGTCTAGGCATAGCTAGCTCTTTAGAGATCTGAGTCTCTGGTGTTCCTGCTAAGTATTTTTCAACAACCTTGTTTACTTGATCAAGGTGTTCTACTGTGATGTCTTCAAATGACACGCTTGGCCCTCTTTCCCTTTTGTGGGATTCTCTTAATGCGGTCTTCCTTAAATGCACGGAATTGCTGAGCCTTACCCCTGAAAATTTCAAAGCAGTCTACCCAGTAAGATCCTGTTAGCTCATTAGTAGTTATGCCTACAAACTTAAACTTAGTTCCATACTCGCCCTTGACCTTTATAATATCTCCAGCCTCAATGCTGAAGCCATTGACTTCCATGTAGGGAACTGTCACAAAGTGACTAGGGGCTACTACTACTTGCTTGCGTCTTGCCATTATCTTCTCGACTTTCTTAGTCCAAATTTAGCTAAGTAAACATAGATAGTTTCTACACTTACACCACACTCTAGGGCAATCTGTTCTGGTGTTTTCTTGTCCATGTGAAAGCGTTTCTTTAACCACAATTCACTTGTATATAGTTTAACAGCTTTACCCATTCTTGTCAACCACCTTTGCCCAGTTGTTTATTGCATAGTGACCTACTCCAACAGCATCTGCAATGTCATCATCCAAGATGTTCCTGTCATAGTTTATTCTAACAAGGTTAATTGTTCTCTGCTTTCGGACTAGTCGCTCTTTGTTCTTATACCAGCTTTTTGTCTTGCCTGGAAATTCTTTTGTAAGTGCAAACTGCTCGTCTTTGGTCAGCCTATTGTTTCCTAAATAGCTTTGCCAAGCAATGGGGTTTACCGCTCCTGCAAGAGTAATCCCCGACTGTGCTGCTGCACCAAGCAGAGCACCCTGCACCAAAGCAAGGTCAGCAGCTGTCTTGGGGCTGTTGATGAATACTGTATGCTCAATAACTAGGTTTTTGACATCTGGAAACTTGTCAAAGAATGCCCTGCACTTTCTTGCGGCATCCTCTACCCTTGCATATACAGAGGGGCCTTCAAAGTTTATCTTGCCGTGGGCAATTAAAGCGTCGCCCTCAAAGACTCCAAAGGCCATGCTATTAGTGCTAGCGTCAACAGAGAAGAGATTACTCCTTGCCATTCTGCAGCCTCCTGATGTCCCTTAGTGCCCCCTTGACGTCCCTAGGGTCCGCCAAACAGTTCTCGCACAAGTCTCCATCGTTATATATCGACAACTGCTTTTCACAGCTCTTGCAAGGTCTTGCTTTTCCTTTACGCCTAACTCGGCGTGTGTGGTTATACCTGGCAGAGATCTTCTCTCTAGTGGCTTGTTCTCGGCATTCTACAGAGCAGTAAATCTGATAAGAGATATCCGATTCAAAGCTGTGGTCACACCACTGGCAATGCTTGTTTTTCATCTATTGGCTCCAGAGATAATAGTTTAATGTCTCCCTTACCAGCGACATCGCAAGTTGCCTTTACAGGACATGATTTGCAAATCCTGGAATTAGACCTATAGTTCTTTTCTGGCATGGTTCTGTCTGCCCATGCCTTACGAACTGATCTCAACCAGTCAAATGTGCCGTCTACCCACTTAGTAAAATAATCACTCATTGCTACTGGCAGTATTAGTAATTCGTGATTGTTCTTGTTTTCATAAATAAGAACTGCCTCTGTCTTATTTAAAATCTTCATATAGATAAGCAGCTGTACTAGGTGTCCTAGCTTTGGCTTACCAGCTGCCTTACGATATTCAAAACCTTCTTGTGGCATAGTCTTGATCTCACCTAAGAGCTCCTTGCCATCCCAGTTAAGCATGACGTCACCGAACCCAAAGATTGGTGGGTCATTGTGTGTGATCTTAAACTCGACGTCAGTCAAGAAGCCCTCCACGTTGCCCATGGCTTCCTGGATTCTTTCGTGAGACTTAGTTCCAGCAGTCATGTTTGCAGCACCGTAAGCGTCTGCGCTGTCAGCAAACTCTGCTCCGTCAAAGGCTATGTACCAATACCTGGGGCACTCGCCGTGTCCGTATGCAACAGTGGATGGAGCAAAGGTCTTCTTCTGAGTGTGCCTTGATACACGTTTTACGGTATACCCAGAGTTGATCTTGTCAACAAGCTCCTGATTGTTTACGAAGGAGATCTTGTCTTTGCTAGCTTTTAGCATAACTTGTTCTAATAGATTCTTTACCATAATATTATCGAGCTATATACTTGAGTGCGGCTACAAGGTCCTTTAAGGACTCTGCTGCTGTAAAGTATATATTTTTCTTTGCTCTATCTCCCTTATCTACGTTTACCATCCATGTGGCTTTTAGTGACATTTTTGCTGCAATGGCCTGAAGCCTAACTATTTCTACCTGTGCAACCTGAATTGGAATATCTGGTCTGAGGATTAACTTGGCTACCATGGTTAGGGCTTGAGTCAATTCCTCATCCTGCATAAAGTCTGCAATTTCAGCTAGTCCGTTTACTGATTCTATTGTTGTCTTGTCTGTCATTACTTACTTTCGTCATATATTTGCGTCCAGTGATTTCTTTTCTCATCCATAATTATATCATGTTTCGCTGTGACTGGTACTCCTGGAGTCCAATCCCCCAATTCATTTGGTACATAGTCCTCGGCGCTGAAGTGTGCGAAGATCATGTCTGCAAACTCGCCATCAGAGAACTCAGTTTTTTCTCTCCAGTGAACCTGGTGAGTTCCAGAAAATGTAAGTGCCTGATTGTCCTTGAGAGTATAGGATCTTCCTTCTACCACAATGGCCCAGTCTCTATTTGACTTAAGCTGAATGTCGAATGTTAGCCTTGGCTCCCTAAACCCTTCGTCTGTATGAGGAGGGAGCTGAGGGGCATCTGCACCTTCAAATTCTTTGTAAGTAGCAAATGACAGCTCTCGCAATACTATCTTTGTTTCTGTGGTTGACTGAGCAGCTCTGGTTATTGTGTCAACAATATTTTGTGGCAACCAGCTGTTGTAGGCTTTATGAGAAAATATTGGAACAAGTCTTATGCTGTCCTCTGGGGTACTGTCTATGTGCTCGTATATTTGTACAATCTCTTCTTCTGAAAAAATGTCTTCTACGATTATGTTTGGCTGGTTAAAATCCATAACTACTTCTCCAATGTTCCGTGCAAGTCTCCTGGGATTCCTAGATCATTTCCCAAGCCGTTGTACAACATCCAAGAATCCTGCATCCTGGGATGGCTATTTACAAGCTCCAAGTACTCTTGGATCCTTGATTCATACTTCAATGGATCCAATGGGTAGTCCTCTTTTAGGAATCTCCAGTCATCCAAAGGAGAGTAATCAAAAGTAACAATCTTGACAAACTCACCCTCTTTCCATTTTCTTTTTGGTCTAAAGTGTGGCTGATTAACAGCACTAAACATTATGGCATCTCCAGCCTTTAAGCTGTAAGGCTTGCCGTCAATATAGATATCCCAATCTACGTTTCCGTCAAGCATGTAGTTGAAGGTAATCAGAGTATTGGTATTGTCTATATGTGGTGGCAGGGATGGAGCATATTCTCCATCCCCGTGCCTAGGATCATAATCTATATAGCTGTAGTGACAAAGCTTAATGTCTTCTGAGTAAATAGGCTTTACGTAAGAGTCCATTATCTTTTCTAGCGATTCTGGAGCTTCAAACTCTACCATCTCTCTGGACATATGCTTAACCTTCTTAGGGTCAAACCAGTTCTTACCACGGTACTCCTCTTGTCCACCTGGAACAAGGTAGTAGTCTGGGCTGACAGATAGCAGATCATTAAACATTTGCTTTAAGTCTTCAACTTGCTGATCCGAGAATGGCTTGGTGACGTAGACTGGAAGATCTGACGTATACTTAGACATATCTTCAGAAAGATAGTCCCACATTCCCGGAGCAGTAAATTTGTTCATGGTATAATTATACCACAAGCTCGCCATTCACTATATTAAGCTCTCCATTTACTATCTGCTGCTTATCCCTACTAGTCACGCTAGCCTTACCAACAAACCATGGCAATAGGATATCGTACAGATCAA